CAGGTGAGAAGAAAATAGGAATCCATCCACCATGCGGGATAGGTCACGGGATAATGAAAAACCTCAGGCATGTCGGTATTGGTTGTTTTTCAGAAAAATTGGAACCGGATGATAAAAATGAAGGAATATCTTTACTATGTTCCGCTATCTTATTAATATATAACAGTATACGGTATTTTCTTATTTTCGAGATACAAATATGCTACAAAACCCGCCAAATCAGCTAAAAATCAAATCCTCCGATGGCGTATCGGAGGCTGAAAATTCCCCCTGTAAACAAGGGCATGAAAACAGACTGATTAAAACGGAATATACGGAACTGCGATTACTGTGACAAATCGTTCTGGTAAAACCCTCAGATAGAAAGATCGTCCCTATCATGCGCTGTCCGAGATTATATAAACCCCGTCGCATCGGAATATTGCGACCTTGGTAGATTTTTTATAATTGCAGGCATTTATTGCATCTCCTTTTGTTTTGCGTTTTCAAGAGCGGCGTCCTCATCGGATATAGCCTGATCAACTTCGGCTCGCGCTTGCAAAACATTCGCAAGCGTAGCTTCGGACGACAGTTTTTTTACGATATCAATTAGTTGAGTTGCGGCCGGCAAAAGTGTTTCTGCTGTCTGTATAAGACCAATAATTTCTGACGGTGTCATTTCGATACTCCTTCAATTTTTTCGAGTGATTTCAGGACTTTCGCAAGCGTGCTATTTACTGTATCAACTTGTGTCTTTGCGCTATCAGCGGATATTGCTTTTACATTCCACGCGACATCAAGCGCTGTAAGTGTCTCATCTTCGATTTTGCGCACACGAATTGCGTCTGCGTAGCTGATCTTTCCTTCTTTGAGCAAAGACGTATTAATGTTCCTGCTTACTTTATTGAGGCCGTACCCTGTAGCGAATTGCTGATTCAAGTTTGCCGAGCATCCCGACAAAAGTAATATCCCGATCAATAGAAATCGTTTCATGACTTTGTTGATTTAATTTGTTTTGTATCCACACTATTGAGTTTTTCCACCGTTCTCATCCCGCCAATGCCGAGCAAAGAGACAACCAGGCTCGTAAGAAATCCAGTATCCAATGTTGGTGGAGCTGTGGCTACTGTTTTTCCAAAAGTCACCCATGCCCATAAAAGCAATGGGTTAAGTAAATACTGGTATGCAATTCCGAACCCGCAAATCCAGACGATAAACGGCCTACCACCCGCGACAAACATTGATGGATGTTTTGCTTCAGCAAGGTCAGTGTCCGTCTGTGTCCGCGTCATCTCAAGAGCTTGATTTGCGCGGTCATTGTCCGTCTGTGGCGCAAGTTTATCAATCACACTGCCAGCTAATCTCTCTGCCGCTCCAAAAGGGTTTAAATCCATTTTATTCCTCCATAAATCGTTGACGTTCAGCCGCTCTTCTTTTTGTGAGACCCGCAAGTACTTTGCAATTGCAATGATAACACCTTAAAAATTCGTCTGCCGCTTTTGAAAAATCTCCATTATTGACATACATGAGCAACGTCGATGCAGAAAAATTTCCTTCTCCGAGGTTAAAGACGAAATCGATAAGTGCGTCAAATTGCCCTTGGTTTAAATCTATCTTAACCAGCGCACGAACCACCCCGCTCGCTGACAAGACATCCTCTTCAAGCAGTTCCACGGCGCGGTCTGTCGTTATGACCTTTGTCGGGTCCACTCGTCGCGTATAACCATACCCGACAGTCCAAACGCCAGCCGGACAGCGATAAGGCTTCAACCGCAATCCCTCATATTTTTTGATCGTATCAAATACCCATACCGAAGGGTTCATGGCCATTACCACCTCCCTCCGCTGTAATTAGGATGGGTTGCATCATGCGCTCCCTTCAGTTCACTAACCTCAGCTTTAAGATCCGTATGGTTTTTATGGATATCCTTGATTTCTTCTGTGTGTCCATTTAGTTGATATAAAATCGATTGAAAAGACTGTATAGCGAACCAGGATATTATCCCAAGCATTATTACAAGCAGAGCCTGCACTACATCAATGTGCTGTACCCATGTTGGAGTGTTTTCCATTTTTCTTTTTTTATTTGCGGCCCTTTACAGGAATGCATGCGGGAAGTTTGACGGTGAACAGCATCGTTACTCCGGCGAGAGAAAAAGAGGCCGTCTGAAGCTGATACGGTGACCGGTATCGCTGCGATGTTCCCTTTATATATTTTGATTGCCCCTGAAGCCATTGATATCCGTTTTCTTGTACAATACCGGATATCACGGCAAATAAAGGAGGCCGATTTTCTGCTTTATGTTGGTAGCGTTGGCCATTCGATTGTCGCTGGAAATCCGGCCTGTTTCGGGACGTCCCTTAATGCTTGTCGGTATGCCTGCCAGAGTGTTTTTATTGCAGACGATTGATCTGCCGTCTGTGTCCAATCGCAGGACGTGAGCAGCTGCTCACGCTTTGCCCTTGCCTGAGTTGCGAGGTAAGCGGTTATCTCATCATCAGTCAGTATCTGCACTACGGCTCTCTCCGGCATTGCCCATTTGTAGCCATAAGTGAGATTGTCCTTCGCTGACTGCTCTGCCCCCGTGTATGTAGTTACTTCTCCAGATAGGACGTATTGCGTTAAAGGGTTCGCATCACCAATAAGCAGCTCCTCTCCACCCAAGCATTGAATTTCGATGTATTCCTCAGGACATGAACCCGTCCGGTGTATCTGTCCTGTATTGGAATTATAGATTATATAGTTCATCGTTTCCCTATAATTGCGGTTATTGTTCTGACTCTTGTTATTGAGTCATAGTTATTTCCTGTCCCGTGATTAAAACAACTAAAATAATACGTGCCAGGTGTCGCATTGTAAATAATCGTCATAGAATAAGTTCCACCGTATGGCGGGAATGAGTTAAATAAATTACCAGCATCCCGGAAATTCGAGGTATTAACCCCTATATCAAAATAGGCTTGAGAGCCAACGTCTTGAGCGGCTGTAATAACTATTGGCACTGTCGATGACCCTAATGGCAAATCATTCGTACTTATTGTAACGGCTAATGTGACCACCCCCCATGCATAGGCAGAAGCGCTCAACATAGCCGTTGCAGCGTTATTAAATAAATTCCCTGTCGCTACCCAGTTACCGTTTAACGTTCCTGTCGTGCCGTTAAACGTTATATTGGTGGCCGAATTTCCCAGAGCATATTGTCCGGAGGAATACCAAACATATCCCGCTCCGGTCATCGTCGTCCCGCTTATCGCTGCGGTATTGCCTTGTATAGTGCCGGTGACGGTAAGGTTTCCTGTGTTGATGGTTATCGCTGACAAGCTGCCAACCTTCAGGCTCGTCCAGTACGGTATTGACCATGTCGTCTGGTTCGTCGCTGGATTATAAATGCCGTCAGATGAATATAAGAACTGCCCTGCTGTTAACGTCGGTACGGTGGTTCCCCATGTTCCACTCAAACCCCAATAGCTTGATGGTACGGTAGTGCTTCCTGTATCGATTTCAGGGTTTGGGGATGAACCCGGTGCCGTCGTTGCTGATGCCATATATGCTGTTCGGTACGACGCACCTTGCAACCCGGAGGCCCCCGATACGCCCTGTGATGCCGTTGGAGACCAGTTAGATAGTACGGTTTGTCCTGATGGAGCCGATGCAAATAATACCTGCGTTACAGCCATAAAGCTATTGGCTGCCCAGCTCACTGTATCATACTTCCTAACAGATAGTCTCGCTGTTACGGAACCGGTAGGAGCAGTCGCAAATCCTCCAGTTATACCAAAGCTTGCTAATGTATTTCCGCCAGCTTTTTCATTGTTATTATAATATTGAGTTGACACTCCGATACATGTGTCACTTAAATTATACCAATAGAGAAATACGGATACTCCGCCAGTGCATCTTTGAGAGCCGGTTTTTGCTTGATATTCATAATTATTTCCAGCTACGACTGGAATTGAGTTGCTTACTAACTCTGCATAGCCTGACGTTACTGTATCGTTTTGATATATGTATCCGGCATGGCCGCCAATCGGATACATATAAGAAAGATCAGCTCCTGAAGAATAATGTACTGATCGACCGCTGTCCCATATATTATATGTCCAACCATCTAACCCATTGTCAAATGCAGAATTATAACAGAGGTTTCCGTTCGACGTACCATTCTGAGCAACAATCACAGGACTACTCCATATACCATTAGAGCTTGTTGTCGCCGGAGCCGTGCCCGTAAACGTGGCCATCGTCATGTACACTGGCGTCGTGCTCGACGCTGGATGTGACGTGCTCCAGCTACCCATCGTCCCTCCGCTCAACGCTCCTGTTGCAAAAGTGCAGGTGATCGTCCCGCTTGGGACTACGGGCGATGTGGTAGCCTGCTGATAAAGCCAGACTGTATACATCTGCGACCCATTGGCCCCGGCTACGGCATCTTCTACAGGCGTACTCCATGTTGTAGCAGTGACCACTCCTGTACCGTTAAAAGTGTATTGGCAATACCATGTTGGCGTCGTTGTGACGGATGGTGCACTGACCGACCAACCCGATGGAGGTGTCAGGATGTTGCTTGTGAAGTCGAACACCCCTCCGGTCGGTGCTGATGGAGCTGATGCCGCTTGCTTGAAAACGTCCGCGGTGTAGTAGCTAAGTCCTGAAGCTCCATTTGTACCTGCATATCCAGCCGATGTGATGGATGATGAAGTCCAGTTGAAGGATGTTGTTGTCGCTGTCGCGGAATCTGTTATTGATACCTTTGCTGCCCACAAGGTATATCCGGCAGATGGTGATGTACCTGCAGGCAATGACCATCCTGATGGCGCTGCTCCGAATAGTCCGGTTGACCATGTGTAAGTTGCAGATCCTGCTGGTGCAGCCGGAATTGTCGCCGCCCACTGATATACAGTAGGACTTGCAGATTGATACCCGCTTGTCCCGTTTGCTCCGTTTGCTCCGTTTGCTCCAGCAACAAGCAATGAAAAACCAGATGCCCAGCTCACGGTCGTTGTCGTCGCTGAAGCGTTATCACTGACTACTTTATTTGCGATCCATAACTGCATAACGGGCGTCCCGGGGTTCACCGGAGCCGTTACCGACCATCCGCCTGCTCCGGTGTAGGCCGAGCTTGCGTAAGTTGACCACGTAAATGTTGATGTTCCTGAAGGGTTTGGAGGTGTCGCTGTTGACCACTGGTAAAGCGACGCAACAGCGGTTTTTGAAGCCATGATCGGCACAACGCTGTACTCTGCGCTGTAGCTCATATTGGCCTTACTTGTTTTTGTATACCCTGCAACCCGGACATAATAGGTAGTGCCCGCAACAAGCGCTGACCCTGCAGCGTCGGTTGTTATGGTGATTAAACTGTCAGGGCCTGAATAGACAAGGTTTCCACTCCCGGGCGTGAATCCGCTTGTTGTGCTCATGTAGACGTTTACCCCACCAAAGTCGGCTTGTGTCGGCGCCGTGTATTTTATGGTAAACCCCCCATAAACAGGAGTTAACACAATCCCTGTAAGCGTTGGAACCTGACTAATCCCTATCGTGAAAGTTGTCGGGGTACAGACTGAAAGCTGCTGCAACTGCGATCCAAATTGATTATAAGCTGGCAGTTTGACGTAGATCGTTTGCCCGATCTTGTCTGGCGTGATCGGCATTTTGAACATTGCGGAATCAACTCGAACAAATGGCGCGCTTGACGTATGACTGGCAATTGATGACCCATAAAGTCCGCGGTGCAGGAGGGTGAGATTGTATCGGTTTGCTGATGTGAGAGTTGCTGTCTGGTATGCAATGTATTCGCTATCAACAAGCGTAAGGCTCGCGTAATTGTTCCACTCTGCAAATGTGGCGCTTCCCATCGGTTGACCACTCAGGACATTGACCGATAGCGTGTTTGTAGTGTCGGGATCGGTTCCGGTCGCAAGTGTCGCTGTTAGCGTTCCCATTCTTGCTGGAGAATCTATTGATCCAACATATCCGTAACTTACGTTGTCATAACTCACCCATACTTCACAACCTCCCCATGTCGATGGAGTTACTCCATAAGCTCCCATCCAGACTTCAAGCCCTGTCGCCGTCAATACGCTCGGAGGCACAAAAATATTTGGGGTGCCCGTGTTTCCCGGCTGGACAAGGTTGTTTACCCCGCCACCGCCGCCGGATTGCGTGCCATAGATCGCATGAGAGCCAACACCAGGAGGAGCGTCTTCTGCCGTGATCAATAACTCGTCTCCGCTTTCGTCAATCGTCAAAATCCTGACAGGGGTTTGCACAAGTCCGAGAGCCGAATCATCAAGCGTTACATAATCGGTAGGCTCAAGCAAGATGTAATTTATTGGAAGGGTAAAGGTATATTTATTTCTGATATACAAATTACGCTGCAAGACAAGCTGCGCGCATGATTGTGCGATACTGGTATTACATATCTGATGAGCAGTGACACCAGACATCGCTCGAAGTCCGTAAACGTCAATATTAACCTGATCGGTTGCTCTTATAGACGATTTGTTGTAGCTGTTTGATCTGTCGAGACACTCGATATCGACCTGGTTATAAGCATCCGCCTGTGATCCCCTTTCAATCAACACTGGATCCGATGCGCTTGCAAGAAACGCATCGTCTCCAAGCTCATAGATTGGCGTGACATTAGGTGTGTAGGTGTAACCGTTTGCAGTTATTGCGGTATCCCCGTATGGCGTGATCTTCAAAAGCCCTTCGCTGAAATACGCCTCTGAGTTCGTCAATGCCAGTAGTTCGGTTATCGCTTTTGCTGCTGTTGCGGATGTATCGTACGATGGCGAAAAGAGCAGGCCGTTTGCTATACAATATGCCTTGTAGCTTGTCCATGTGCCGATATTTGCGGAAGGAAACCCCGCTCCGTATCGAGAATTGGTTAATAAATCGGTGATGATGAATACTGTATCGACGTCCGGCACGGCTGTGACGCTTGAGCCGTATCCATGGCCAAAAACTTCAAATGTTAGCTGAGGCAAAGAAGGAGATCCGCCAAGGTTAAAATTTGCTGCCGCGATATAAGCAACGTTCCTATATGCTAATGATTTTGCTGAATCCAGCGTTGTCAAGTATCCCCAAGCGGATTGAGAAGAACCACCGGTAAACGTCGTGAACGTGTCTGTTGTGTCGAGAACCCCGTTATTCCAGACAGCGTTAATGCTATTTATTGGGCCTTCGCTGAGGCCGAGCATAAATGACGCGGAATATCCATACCCTGTCTGAGTTGTCTGGCTTCCTCCGCCCTTTCCTGAGCTTGACTGAGTATACTGTGGCGTAGCTGTGAAAGCTCCGTACCATATCATATTCCCAGGAACTCTTGTTGCTCCATAAATCACAGGGAGCGTTAAACCGTAGACAGAAGTCGAAACTGACAGCCCGAGGGCTGCAGGTTGCACTGAAGAGTTGCTTGAAGGCGTATGAACAAATAATCCAGCCATTTACTTTAATCCTTTTGGTCGCCAAAATGAATGTAACCTGCCCCTGAGTTCCGCATCGTCTGCAGCCGCAAGAACAACCCCTTGTCTGATATATGAGTGGATAAGCTCTCCCGGCCAATTGACAATAATCGCAGCATGAGAGACGCATCGGCCAAAAGTGAAAAGTGCTATATCCCCCATTTTCGG